TCGTTCGAAATATAAAGGTGATCCTGATAATGTAGTTTTTAGGTCTATGTGGGAAAGACAATGTTTTAAATGGTGTGATGATAATCCAAAAATAAAACATTGGTCAAGTGAGGAAACTGTTATTCCATATTTCTATGAAGTGGATAAACGCTACCATAGATATTTTATGGATCTTAAAATTGCTTTTAAAGATGGCAAGACTATTTTAGTTGAAATCAAACCAGACAAAGAAACAAAGCCTCCATCATTCAATGGACGTAAAACAAAACGATATATTAATGAAGGATTGACATACGTAAAGAATATGAATAAATGGTCTGCTGCTCAAAAATACGCTCTAGACAATGGTTATGAGTTTCAGATATGGACCGAGAACACCCTAAAAACAATGGGCATATTACCAAACCCAAAGAAAACAATTAAGCCATTGAAACCTATGAGAAAGAAGAATAAATAGATTTATGTCAAATTTATTTCAAAAACTAGAATTAGAAGCATTTAGAAAAGGAATCACTCCCAGAACACAAGAGTCTCGGGATTGGTTTCGACGTAAAGCCAGCACTCTTGGCAATATCAATAGAAATGCGCTGATGAAAGAAGAGCCTATTCAATTAAAGAATAGGCAAGTAATTGGATCAATGTATATGTTCTTCTATGACCCAAAGCATAAAGAAACATTATCTTATTATGATAGCTTTCCATTAGTGATTGTATTAGATAAAGCTGAAGGTGGATTTTTGGGAATGAATTTACATTATCTGCCACCAATCTTAAGAGCAAAATTTTTGGATGCTCTTATTGATACAGCTAATAATAAATTATACACTGATGATACTAGATTTATGGTAAGTTACAGAATGATGAAAGCGGCGGCAAAATTTAAATATTATAAACCGTGTGTTAAACATTATTTGACTTCTCATATTAGAAGTCGCCTTGCACTTGTTCCAGCACCTGAATGGGAAATTGCTACGTTCTTACCAACAGCAGATTTCCAAAAAGGGTCTAGGAGTGAAGTGTATAGAGATTCCAGAAAGGCAATTTAATGGCTTTTTCTATCGATCAGCTTAAGTCTAAAATATCGCAAAAAGGTGGCATAGCTTTAGCTGACCTTTTCGAAGTTAAGCTTCCCGCAATTCCAGGGTTTGATGGAATTGACGAATTAAATGTATTATGTAAAGACGTCAACATTCCTGGAAGACAAATCACATCAAATGATAGATTAATTGGAATGCACTTAGAAAAAGTGGCATATGGATATGCTGTGGCCGATGTTTCTGCTACCTTCTTATGTTTGAATGACTTTTATGTTAGAAAATATTTCGAAGCATGGCAGGCTTTAGCAGTAAATCCAGAAACTTTTGAACTAGGATATTCTCATGGACCAAATGGATATGCAAAAGATGTATCCATTTATCAATTATCGAAAAATAGCGAAATGACTGAAGAAAACAACATGGGGTTTTTACAACCTGATGCGGATTCTAAAAAAGTCTATGGAGTTAAATTAGAATATGCTTATCCAACAACTTTAAACGGGATTGGGTACGCTAATGAAAACCAAAATATTGTTGAAATAAATGTACAGTTATCTTATAGAAACTGGAAACCCATTGAATTATAAAGGATGAATTGAAATGGCATTACCTAAATTAAATGCATTACCAAAGTATACTGTAAATCTACCATCGAGAAATATGCCGGTAAGATACCGGCCATTTTTAGTCAAAGAACAAAAACTACTTTTAATGGCAATGGAAAGTCAAGATTCCCGGCAGGTAGTAGAAGCAGTTAGTGATATTATTACAGCATGTGTTGATAGTGAAGTAAAAACACATCACATGACAATGTATGATATTGAATTTTTATTTGCAAAGATTAGATCTAAATCTGTTGGAGAAAATATTCAATTAAAAGCAGCATGTTTAGACGAAAATTGCAACCACCAATCAGACGTTGAAGTAAACATTGATGAAGCAAAAGTAAGTGAAGTGGAAGAAACTTATTCTATTATTCAATTGACAGAAGAAATAAGTTTGAAAGTTAGCCATCCATCATATGAAAGAATTTTACAAGTACAGAATTCTGGATCTCAAACTGAAACTATTATGGAATTAATTATGGCATCAATTGACACTGTTCTTACAGCTGAAGAGCAGATCACATTTAAAGACCACACACACGAAGAAAAAATTGAATTTGTTGATAGTCTTACTACAGATCAACTTGGATCAATTATTTCTTTCCTTGAAACCATGCCAGCTCTTACAACTGATATTCATTGGAATTGTGAAGCATGCGGTAAAGAAAATACACGAACACTAAGAGGACTGAATGATTTTTTTTAATAAGCCTTTCTCATGATACACTTGAAAATTATTATAAGGTAAATTATCAACTAATTCAAAACCACCACTATTCGTTAAAAGAAGTAGAAGATATGATGCCATGGGAGAGGGAAATTTATTTGATTATGTTAACTGAAGACCTAAAAGGGCAGAGAGACGAAATGGATCGTCAAAAATTAATGTCAGGAAGATAATATGTCAAGTTTACAAGAGATAAGCCAAAAACTGGGTCCAACTAGTGATTCGCTTTATTCTTCAACAACAAGAATTGAAGCAAAAATATCGGCGTACTTTGACTATGTCAAAGATAAAGATGATCGAGCTTTATCTCAATTAGAAGCACAAAGAGAATCATCTCGTGGAACTCGTGGAATTGCTGGAAGAGGCACAACTGCTCCAGCTCCTGGTGGTATTGGTGCTGGTGGTATCTTAGGCGGACTTGGCGGGGGATTTGCAGCTCTAGGAGCTGGAATGATGAACTCTGCTAAAGGTATAGTAGCAATGGGACTTGCAATCCCTGCTTTCTTTGGTGGGCTACTCGCCGGTAGTGCCGGACTTGATTGGTTGCAACAAACAAAGGGAATGGATTATGAAGGTCTGAAAAAAGCAGCTATGGGCTTTTCAGACATTATTACAAGCATGGATCCAGAATCATTTGTTGTTCTTGGTGGAATTATGGCAGTCAGCGCTGTTGGTGGTACAAGAGCCGCTAAAGGGTTAGGCTCTATGGGCTTTGGTATTAGCGCATTCTTTGCTGGACTATTAGCCGGTGACGCTCTATTCAAAGGAGTCACTGCTCTTGCAGGTGAGAATGCAGTTAATTTTGCTGGACTAAAAGCAGTAGCTGTTGGTTTCTCGGATATGATCTTATCAATTGATGAGAAATCGCTCACGGTTCTAGCTGGACTTTTAGGTGCTGCAGCTATTGTTGGGCTTGCTGGTGGAAGTACTGAAGTTCCAAAAGCGATGGGGTTGATGGGTATTGGTATCACAGCGTTTTTAGCTGGTCTATTACTTGGCGATACATTTTTAGCTGGAGCTTCAGCTCTAGGAGCTGACTTAAACTTTGCGCATTTAAAGACAGCCTTAGTAGGATTTTCGGATTCTATTACTGGATTGACTGAAGATGGAGTTATCGCTTTAGGCGCAATCATGGGAATAAGTGGTCTAGCTGCAAAATTCAATCTTTCTGGGGCGAAGACTGCCGCATTCATGACTTCACTTGGCGCAGGTATCTCTGGATTTTTGGGTGGCCTCATATTAGGTGATGTTGCGATAAGTTGGTTGAATAAATTAAAAGCTTCAGATAGTCCAGGTATTGTTTCAGCATTTGGAATATTTAATAATTCAGTTGAAACATTAAATGAAAAATCGCTAAAAGCCTTTGGCTTAATACTTGCCACGGCAACTGGGCTTGGAGTTTTAAGTACTGCAGTTCCAGGTTCTGCACTAGTGGCAGCTGGTGGAATTGGTGCAATTATGACAGCACTTGGTGTTGGCATCTCTGGATTTTTAGCCGGTATCGTATTAGGAGATGCTGCACTGAGTTGGTTGGGTAAATTGAAAGCTTCAGATAGTCAAGGTATGTCTGGAGCATTTAAAGTATTCAATGATTCAATTAATGCTATTGATGAATCAGCTATGTCAAAAATGGAAAAAATCAGTAATTTGAAAATTGGAGGCGAACTTAAAAACTTATCTTTAGCAATGATTGGCTTCTTTACAGCTGAAGGTATGAACGAAGCTGCATCACTCTATAGTAAAGTAAAAGATTTTATTACAAATGGAATTAATTTTATTTTTGGTACGAATCTTGGTGAAGGTAAAAAGAGTGCAATAGAGACAATGTTAGATGGATTGGCTCCTTTGATGACTATAGATCAAAAGATCTTTGAAAAAATAAACATGTTTAGTGCTGCTTTAGATAGTTTTTATAAATCATTTAATAAAATAGCGAGTGCAAATATTGGAGAAGGTCTAAGTAAAAACATATCAAAAATAATGCAAGACCTTTCAACAGTATTAGACTTTATGCCAGATCCTTCAGATCCAAAAAAAGGAAATATATTAACAGGTGGAACTTTGAGCCACAAATGGCTAGGCAAAAAGTATTATTTTGGTGGGGGTTTAAATAATCTTACTGATGAGAACCTAGAACAATTAGAAACTGGTGTTGGGAAAATGTATAAGGCCCTAGGAATTGATCTACAAAACCCAGGGCCTAGAACTACTTCAGAAGCATTACAACCACTTAATACTAATATGCAAGAACTAACTAGAAGTATTAATAATTTAGTTAACCAAAATACCGTAACTACTGTTAATCAACAATTGAAATATACTCCAACTCCTGCACCTTTTGATATTAATGCTACTGTTCAGTAGTAATCAATCTTCCGCTGCCAGTTTAGCGAAATAGCTCATTGTATCATCCTCATCATCCATTGAGGATTCAGCCGTTTTTATAGTAGGTTCAGGAGCTGCAGTCTGAGTTGGCGAGGGAGCTGATTGAAAGTCAGGAATCTCATCATCGAGATCCATTGACACTTCCTGCTTTACAGTACGTGGAGCTTGTTCACCTAATACTTGATACATCTTCGCTTTTAGCTCATCATAAGTTTTATAGTTCTTAGGATCAGTAAACTCTGAAATATCATATAGACTATCATAAATTGCTTCTAGACGAGATTCGTCACCATCGTAGAGAGGCTCTGGTGAACGGAACTCTGATTTGTCATAGTTACGGTAACCCTCAACGTTACGAATTTTTAGTACAAAATCCGCACCATCCCAAAAGTCAAATGGATTTACTGGCTTTTCATCTGGGAATTGAGGCTGCATTAGATCCATAATCTTATCAAAGATTTTCTTACCAAACTGGTACATAAAGACTTTACCTTCATTGGCAGGATTACCTGGATCTGAGACTACCAACGCATTAACAACATAATGTAGTCGACGCTTTTGCTTGCGTACAGTATCCTTATCATCTTCAATACCTGAATTCCATAGACGAGTATTCAATTCAGATACAGGATCTTGTTGACCAATGGATGTTAGAGATTTTTCAATGTACCATTGACCTGTTGGCCCTTTAAATCCGTGGTCCCAATAGCGAACCCAAGGAATATCCTGGCCTTCTTTAGCGGGGAGGAATCGTAGGATAGCATAGCCATTGCCTGCTTTATCTACTGTAGGTTTCCACATACGGTCATCACCATATGATTTTTGTTCTCCACCACCAACAGACTGAGCTGCATTGATAAGTTTAGAAAAGTCTGTACGGTTACGTTTTAGATTTGCAAAAGACATATTTGTTTTCCTTATTTGCTGAAATATTACTGAAGTATTCTACCATATTTTTTTAGATTGGTAAACTGTTTTCTTGAGGCAAAAAATTTAATTTCATTGCTTCTGCCTCAAGTTTGTTTTTAATGACTGGAGAAATATATTTTTTATATCCTCCATTTCA